CAAGTGCAACTGATGGTCTTTGTCCTGGTATTTTTAAACCATATGTTCTTGCAATATTATAAATTGATGCTTTCTGTTGTGCAAACTGTAAAACAGTCTCTTGAATACTTCTATCAATCTGAAATTGTAAGTTATCGTTTACTGCGGCATTTAAGTCCATTAAAACAGAAAAAACCCCAGCGTCGTTAAAATTTTGTATAAGATCAGGATAATAAGTTCTCGTAAAATTTATTAATTCAGTCCTAATGGATTGGAAGTCCCTAGCCGTATATGATATTTTTTTCTCTGCCATATATATTAAATATTGATAATAACAAAATCACTACTTTCAAAAGCTGAACTTGTTATTTTATAATCTATTTTTATTTTAGCTGTATGTTCTAATTCTGCAATACCTTGTACTGTAAATTCTCTTTCGCCCTGACTATTAACAAAAGTACCTTTATCTTCTAACCCATCAGAAGCGTCTGTAATACCTATATTTGTAATTTGTATTCCTGGAATATATTTTTCAACAACATCTCTAATTTCAGCTTCAATATCCGAAAATGTTGGTCCGTCAAGAGGTTCAAAAATATATTCATAAAGTCTTGTCCCAAAATCAGGTAAAAAATATCTGGTTCCTTTTCTTGTTAATAAAAGATGAACTAAATTACTTCTAATTTCTTCATCTGTTGTATCTGAAATATCTAAATAACGACCAACAAAAGATTCTCTAAAGGGAAAATTAATACCATAAGTAACACCATTTGCCATATGAAATAAATATAAGGATTAGTAAATTTATTTAAATAAAAAACCCTCTTTTTAGAGAGGGTTAAAATTTTAATTATTTTTTTAATTAGTACCAATCTTTTCTACTTTTATCAGATTTTTCGTAATGTTGTCCTGATTGGTATTTATCATAACCTTTTCTTTTAAACCAAGCAGCATCTTTCAATGTAACAGCGGCTAAAGCATAAATACCTAATGCGGCAGCAATTCCCCCACTTATAAACATAGCGGCCGGAACAATTGCTAGTCCAGCTCCAACTGAACTATAAGTAATAATTTTATCAAGAATACTTCTTATTTTATACTCATTATCACTCATTTCTTCTTCATCTTCTTCAGTAAGAACACCCTCTAAAGAATCTTTAATCATATCTTGTAGAGCTTCAATACCCTCAGACTCTATAAAATCTTTTAAAATATCTTTTTCATCGCTACTCAATCTTTTAGTTGCTTCTTTACTTCTTTTTTCAATTTCTATTTTTTTAAAATCAATATCAGATTCCATATCTTCAGATTGTGATATCCACTCCTCCTCATTTTCTTTAATTACTCTCCTAACAATACGAGCAAGATCAGATTCAGTTAATCTTATAATTTTTTTCATAATTAAATTATTTTATTATAAATATTACACAACAAAAAAAAATCCCTACTTTCGTAAGGATTCTTTTAAGTTTGTATTACCTTTTTGATATAAAGGTTCATAAGGACAATGTTTGCAACTGGACCCACAACACTTACCTCTCTTTATATGATAAGATTCGGTCATTACAATATTTCCAAATTTATCTTTATAAAAATCTGGTTCCGGAGTTTTTTTTGTTGTCTCCTGAACATATAGTTGTTGTATCCAATCTTTTGATGCGTTTACTGTCATTTTAATTTTGTTTTCTTTGGTTATAAAACGCTAACAATACTTGATATGTTAGCGTTATGTCATTACCCCAGGTTACTTTCATAATTAAACAATTTCACACGCACCACCAGCACAAGCTGCTTCACCACGAAGATCGGTGTTATCTTGTAACTCAATTACTTTTGTAAGGTCAACATTCTTTAATGTAAGAACTAGTCTTTCAAAGTCTTCTTTTGTACAATCTTCAAAAGGGGCTTGTGTGTATGTTCCTCCGTTGTATGGTAAAACCGATAATCCATTATAGAATTTTCTATTTTTCCACATCCAATCACCAACTAATTCCCACTCATCTTCTTTAATTGAAACTGTTGCTGATACATTATGTGTGTTTTGACCTGATCTATGTCCACTTCTAACCCACTCTTGTGATACTTTTTTAACCCTTTCTAACATTTGGAATACTGACTCGTATCTCAAAATAGACCCTTCTGGGGCTCTTTGTGGTATTGTGATTACAGCAGTATCGTGTGGTCTGAAAAACTCATCTTCAACAAGTTCTGGGTGATTAATTGCAAGATATGTATAAATTGCTTCATTCTTCCCAACACGGATTCTTCTTAAATAATAATCATTGTGCCAAGCGTGGATTCCAGATGATGTTCCTAATACTAATGATGAGGTACCAGATGGTTTAACAGTTGTTGTTCTTGCTGATTTGTTAATACCAATAAGTGTTGCAACTCTCTCATTTTCTTCCTTAACGGCTTGTGCCGCTGCTTTCATATCATAACCTAAAACAACTCCAGATCCAATTCCTGTCATTCCAACACCAATAAGTGCGTCTTTTTCTGTTGTTCTTTTCCACACATCTCTTAAATAATGAAAATCAGTGTAACCGGCTTGTAATGTCCCAATAAAGGCAGCACCTCTTACTCGTCTTTCAAAATCCTCTTGTGATTCAAGGTCTGAAGCGTTAACTTCACACAAGTTACAGAATTGGTAAGGACGAAGTGCTATTTCACAACAAGGGTTTGTTCCCCAATCTTTATCATTTGATAAATAAATTCCAGGTTCTCCAGCTCCAGACAATTCAATTCGTTTCCAAAGATCCATAAAATATTCTTGTGTTACTTTATGTCTTAAAAGAACTGCAGAATTATTTGCTCTACCCCTTTGTGGGTTTTGTTCCCACCAGTTTCCAGATTTACAAGAAATCATTTCTTCGTCATCAGCACTGAATAATGAAATCAACGCAGCTCTACGGATTCCACCGGCAAGTACAGCATCAGCAATATGACAAGTAATATCATGTGCTTCAATTGGTGTTAATTTATCACCATCATTTTTTGATTCCAATACTTTTGTAATATTGTGAATACAATCTTTTAAAGGTTGTGGCCCTGGTGCTTTTCCTCCAGATGTAACAAGAAGGGCTCCTTTTTGACGAATGTCTGAAAAATCAAATATAGGTGTTGAAGATTTAGTTCCCATATATGATTCGATTAATACCTTAATCGCATCAGCCCATCCCTCAATAGAATCACCAATTAGGTATCTTCTTGTTCTTGTTGGGTTTGGTTTTTTAATTTCTGGTAATTTATCAACGTGATGTTTTTGTACTGAAAACCCAACACCGGTTCCACCTAATAATAAGAACATTGTTTCTGAAAATGCGTCTGTGTGGTCTACCGGTAAATAAGCACAGTTATAAATTCTGTTTGGTGAGATTTCAATTGGTTTACCGCCGAATTGTAATGATCTCATTGATGGTAAGATTTTCTTATCATATACCAATTTATAGACGTTTTCAATCTCGTCTTTAATATGTGGGTATTTTTTCTGGTGCATTTCTTTATTTCTTGTTACCAGTTCTTCCCATGTTTCCCTTCTATTTAATTCAGGGACAAATTTAGCGTACTTCATATAGACAGTAATATCGCTTAATATTTTTTGTGAAATATCCATATTTACAAATTTAATTATTTTATTTTTAATTTTCTACTGATTTTTGTTTTTGTTGTCTCTTTTCCAACAATTCCTTAACCCTTTGTCGTTGTCTTTCTTCTTTTTGTTCTTCTAAACCTAAGAATGTGGTTGTGGATTCTGTGTCAATATCAAGCATTGCATTATCAAATTTGCAATTTTCAAATACCACACCGTCATCCCCTATACGAGACTTGGTAATTGCTATTGTGGCCAACTTCATTTCTTTTTGTTGTAATGATTTTGCTACTGATATAATAACGTGACCTACTTGTGCTTTCTTAATTGATCCACCCATTTGGTCCGTTGTTACAACATCTGATGATATTGATGAACGGTTACCTTGTGTTGCGGTCCAACCAACTAAATTCATTTCGTGACACATAGCTTCAAACGCTCTCATAACAGAACCCTCACTCTTCCATTCATCTCCTAAGTTTTTATCCGGAACAACACAATCAATGTAGTCCAAAATTACCATATCGATTTTAATACCATCAGCAATCATCTTTCTAATCTCATTTTTAATCTGAAGCATTGTTTTGGTATCAGATGGTAATTTTTTCAAAATCAACTCGTTAGGCATAGATTCCTTGATTTCCTTTACTTTTTTCATCACCTCGTCTTTTTTCTCTGACAATTCGTCAGGGTGAATCTTTGTCCAAAGGGTAAAATGTTTCCTTTGTATCACTTTTGGGTTGTCTTCAAAAAA